GTCCTTGCTTTTCCTGAAATACTGAGAAACCCGAAACTTCTTAACACCTCTAACATGATGGCAATCAAATTGAATTGGTCTGCCCTCCATACCACACTTAGAACAACGCCAAGCCCCGAAGTGTGCCTTAATCAAATTGTTTTTTCTATTTCTTGGTTTTTCGTTGCTGCAAATTTTACAAACCGACTTATGCCTTTTAGATCCTTTGTAGGTTCCATTCCCATGAAAGTCTGAAAAAGGCTTTTCACAATTGCACGTTTTACACCTTTTGTTCATGTTAATCCAAAGGTTTCTATAAGTAAATCCAACAGCTCATCGGGACTATTCCCATGACAATGGATTATGTTTTGGTTCATTGTTACCAACCAAAAGCTTTCATGTTGGGCCTCTAACAACTTAACAAGCTCATTTAGGCTATGATCATCAAACTCAGGACTAACCTTCAACAACTACCTCCGCTTTCTTCATATTAGCTAGACGCTCCCTAGCCGCTTTAACCGTGGCTTCATAGTCCTCTTGGCTTACCACCTTGCGCTCCTCTACAATGGTGCTAGCCTCTCCCCTGAATGTGTTGCTACCCTTCTCCGCTTTTTCTAATGCAACCGCTAATGGTAACAAATCTTTGAAGCTAGCCTTTATTTCACCAGACTCCATTCGTTCTCTTAGCTTTTCTATCAAATCCTCCTCTAACGAGGATAGTTCCAAGAATGCTCGGCCCCGAATTTTGCTTCCCAGCTGCTTCCACTTGCCCGTCAAGTCTGCGTAATCAAGCAAAACGTTTACAATTGTCTCACGCTTAAGCCCATACTTGGTTCGCATCCTAGTTTGAGTTACCCCAGTAGCGTGTAAGTACAATATTTCAGCAACCTTTTCGGGGTTACTCTTAGACAATACACTATTATTCTTAGGATTGTGTTCTTGGATTTCTAAAATCCCCTCCCGAATAGAGTCTATCAGCTCCTCCTTTACATCCATTTGCCCATCCACATACCCCACAAGCCCTTATCCGTCAATATTTTTTATAGGGCTAGTAGATGATATATATATATAATAGCCCCCGCCCCCGCGACCCCCTCCTCCTTCGTCGCCGGCCGGTCGGCCTACGCGTAACACGCACCCGCTACACGTAGCCCCATCACCGGGCGGTGCATACGCCAGGCGCGCGCACATCACACGCCTGGGCTACGCGTACTCATCCTTTTTCTTTGGTCCATGGGCAAAACATTCTAAAGACCCAATTGATAACCGGCCTTTCAAGGTCCTTCTCAAAAGTTTTTCTCCCATGGGATCCGATCTAGTTTGAGAATTTGCTTGCGTTTTCTTTTTCGCAGTTGGATATTGTTTAGCGTATGAAAAAACCACATAAGAAAGTCACCAATCCATTTGCTTCAATTGACGCTAAGATTTCACTGGGCGCATTTGGTATGATGAGAATTGAAACAGGAAAAGATTGTATCCACGCAAACCCGAATGGGTTTTACTCAAAAACGGGCGAAAGGTTAACGGCCAAAGAGGCCAAAGAAGCGCTTGGTTTGAATTCAAACTATTAAATCCAATGATAATCTACGAAGATAACAAGTTGTTTGTGGTTGCTACCGGTCATGACCGGCCAAGCGCCAATCGTAAAACCGGTCCAATGATTCAGCTTTGGATATTGTCGCAAGACATGGACCCCGTGAAGTCAGTGAAGACCGGCCATGATGCCAAGACCATTTGCGCAGGCTGCCCGTTTGCTTCCGGCAATGGTTGCTATGTCAACGTAGGTCAAAGCCCGTTATCAATATGGCGCGCCTATAAACGCGGCTCTTATGGCAAGCTGTTGCCAAGGGACTATGGCCAATTCTTTAAAGGTAAAACTGTGCGCTTCGGAGCCTATGGCAACCCTTCTTTAATCCCGCTTGCCATAGTCAAAGCCGTTGCAAGCGCGTCCAATGGTTGGACCGGCTACTTTCACAATTGGAAAGAAATGAATCCCGCTATGGCGCGGGCTTATGGCCAATACTTTATGGTTTCAACTGAGACCGAAGAAAGCCGTTGCAAGGCCGATAGCGCGGGCTTGCGTTATTTTCATGTATCACCAAACAAGCCAAGCGATGCCATTGAATGCCTTAGCGATGCCAAAGGCATCACTTGCGAGAAATGCAAGCTTTGCGCCGGTCTGAGTAAGTCGCGTCTTCCAAGCGTGTGGATTAATCCGCATGGCAGCAAGAAGACAAAAGCAGAACTAGCCGCATTGAATTAACCATAACAAACACATGAAAAAAGATATACAATCAAGCGAAAGGGGATTCTCAATCCAATTCAAGAACGGTTATGGCATCAGTGTTGTGACTCATTCGCTAGCATATTGCACCGATGAAACAGCGGAAATCGCCGTACTGAAAGGCGACGATCTTGTTGACCCGTCTATCATTGGGGAAAATTGGGGCGATCAAGTTTTGGGGCATGTCAGCGCCGATCGGATTGCTGGGTACATTGCCAAAATTAAATCAATAGAGGAGGACCGATAATGAAAAAACTAGCAGAAAAACTAATACACGCACGGAGCGCAAAGAGGGAAGAGCTTTGCGATATGTACCAAGGCTTCATTGGATACGATCCGGCTGAGGACCATCCCGAAATTGAAACGGAGGAGATCAGGGAAACCTTGACAGGGTGGATGAAGGATCGACTCGCGGAAGATGCCATTGGTATTGCTGTCAGGAGTCTACAGGATGCGCTGGGCGTGGAAACCGGAGACCAAGCTTCCTATTATTTCGGGATGGATAGGGGATACGAGGCAATCGATTTGTTTTCCCAGTATATCGAGGGCGAGCTGACCCTCGAGGAGGAGGGCGACCAATAATGCAGGCAATCATCATGATGCTACCGGTCTTTTTCCTTCTCTACATTCTATGGAGATGGGTGGAAATTGGGAACAAACAACTAGAAAAGGAACGCAAAGATGGACGCAGAGATAATTAGGACAATAGCCGGAGCAGTTGTATTGATTGCTCTCTTAGCAATGAAAATAACCAACGCAAAAACTAATGACAAAAACACAAGCAATTAAAACAGCACGGGGCGAGGTCTCGGAACTCTATCAAATAGGCGATAGCTGGAGATATGAAACACTGGACACCGATCTAAACATATGGCGCGAATGTAGCCCAGCTGATTTCTGGACTGCTAGGGTTTGGAGGTCCAACAGTCTCATCCAAAGAGCCAGACGGGCAATGGGATGTGCATTGCACACCCAATGCAACTTTTACGATGGCGGGTCATGGAGGGACTACGTATGAACTGGGCAATATTACTAGCCGCGCTTGTCGCGGTGGAATCTTCCGGCGATCCGGATGCCATTGGGGACAATGGGCTCGCGTTCGGATGTTTGCAGCTTCACGCTGCTTACGTGCAAGACGCGGCACAATGGGCAGGGGAAGCTTGGACGCATGAAGATGCGTTCAACTTGGAATTGGCCAGGAAAATAGTACGGGCTTATATGGCTCGCTACGCTACCGAAAAACGGCTAGGAAAATCTCCAACATATGAAGACATCGCCCGCATCCATAACGGCGGACCAAACGGATTCAAGAAGGCTGCCACCGATGGCTATTGGCTAAAGGTGAAAAAAGAACTTGAACAACTAGGAATATCTAGCTTCAATTAATCCAATGATAAAACAAAGATTGTATGACACGGTCGCGATTGAGATGGATCAGCCATCACTCGCGGACTTGGACGATTACCGGTGGTCTTCCGTCTTCCTGAAGGCGATGGGAGCAGGAGACTGGGCCCAGGCCGAAGGCATTGCCTACACTATGCCAAGAGAAGCAATGCTGGACACGATGGGCGTTGAGCTAGCCATCTCCCTTGAGCGGTGGCCAAACCTACCGGACGAGTTTGTATCGCCCGCAGCAAGAATCTTAAAGCGGGTCTTTCGGGCTCGCTTCCTTGAAAACCAAAAAGAAACCATAACCGCACAAATACTATGAACAACAAAGAAAGTACCGAAGAACGCATTGAAGAAGCTAAGAAGATGATTATAGGCGCACGGGAGGATATCAAAAACCATTGGAGTGGAAACTCCGATGCAAGAGAAGGTGCCGATGAGCAGTTATCTGCTGCGTTGGGCTTCCTTGAAGAAAACATCCAATCGGATGACGACCGGATAGGGGAGTCGATAACCGATGCCCGAACCACAATAGGGACATTCTTTAATGATCTGCAGGAAATCACCAACCAAAGCTACGGCTCCCTTGGGGATCAATTGCAGGCTGGGGAGGGCAACCTTTCCCGATGAGAGAATTTCAAATAGGAGACTACCTTGTTTGGGTAGATCTTAGCGAGCGGAGGCTTACCGCAGTTTGGGAGGATGGGAAGGAAATATTAGATACGCTTCCCGACTCCAAGGTCTTTGACCTTATGGGCCTTGCCGAGCAAGAGGCGAGGGATCAGTATGAAGAAGACCGGGCCGAGTCTCGGTTTGATGACGAGTGCTATCACGGTTGCTGATGTCGTTCTCCATTGGAAAGCGGGCGTGGGCAATTTCCATGCCCGCAACGGACAAGCTGGTCCTCTTAGCCCTGGCTAACTATGCCAGCGACGATGGGCAATGCTGGCCGTCTTTGGATAAACTTGGCAAAGATACCGGGTTGCACCCGAAAAGCGTTTCTAGGTGCATCAGGAGACTAAAGAAGGGGAAGCTAATAGAGACCAAGAGACGCATGAACAACAGCAGCGTAGTCCTGCTAAAAATATGAGGGCGCTTAGTTCCGACTCGGTAACCCTGCGTTACCCTATCCTAGTAGTTACTATTCTAAAGAAAGTTTATGATCTATTAGTGTAACCCTAGGTTACTTTCTAACCAAGAATTTTGTTATAGGTTACCAAGAATTTACCAAGAATTATTATGAAAAAAGAAGAATGGAAAGATGTTATTGGCCATGAGGGACACTACCGAATATCCAATCAAGGAAGAGTTATGTCCTTGAAGCATGGGAAGACTAGGATTATGAAGCCATGGAGAAAAGGAAAGGGGTACGTTGCTGTTGGTTTGCAAAAAAATAAAAGGCTTAAACATTTCTACATTTCTCGCCTTGTGGCCCAGCATTTCCTTCCCGATTGGTACAAGTCCTTGCAAGTGGATCACATCAATGGGGTGAAGACTGATAACCACGTTGACAATTTAAGGATGGTGACATGCTCCCAAAACCTTAAAAGCTATGCAAAGAAAAAAGAGGGATTAACATCTAAATTTCGGGGTGTTAGTTTTTACAAGAGATACGGGAGTTGGAGGGCTTGCATATATTCTAATGGGATACAGAGACACCTCGGATATTTTGATGACGAAGAGGAGGCGGCAAGAGCTTGGGACGCAGCAGCCATAGAGAATGGATTCAATCCAGAGGCACTAAATTTTAAATGAAATATAAACCACCAAAATCAATGATCGACAATTTTGAGACGGTATTCAAAACCGTTTCAGACCTCTATGGTGTATCCGTTCAGGATATGCGGGGGAAGAGAAGGCAACACCACATTGTAGAGCCACGCTTTGTGGCAATACACCTAGCCAAGATGACTGGCCGACAGGTTTCATGGCCATTGGTTGGCTGGTATGCCAATCGGGATCACTCATCCTGTGTCTATGCCGATGACAAGGTGATGGCTTGGAAAGATACGGATAAGAAGTTTAAGCAGAAGTTGGAACGAGCGGCACAAGCAGTGGCCGCAGTCCTTTAATTAAAAAAACAACCAATAAAACAAAAAAAGTATGACAGAAAACAAAAAACCAACACAGCAGTTGACAGAAAACGATCCATCAATCAGGGATCTTGCTCTTGTTAGATATAAAAACAGAAAAGAAAGAAGAGGACGGCCACGGAAGTGGATGCCAGGAGACAGGGTAAGGTTGCAGACAACTATCAGCCCCGAAACCCACGATCTCTTGCACCGCCTGGCGTATGAACAGCAGTGTTGCACCGGAGTTATCATAGACCGGATGCTAAAACCAGAACCGATGGAACAAAACCAACCCTTACATCTTAAAATATGAAAACACCTGAAGAAATAAAACGGGAACTCAGCACAAAAATTGATAGGCTCATGGCTGATATGTTTCCCGCCGCAAAACGGGAGGCAGGTGGTCGTTATGTCATGGCCGACTTGAGAGGTGATGTTGAGGGACGGTCTTGTAATGTGTTCAAGGCCCAAAACAGTAGCGTGTACGTTGCCAAGGATCACCAGACCGGCGAGAGCTGCAACATATTAGAGCTGTGCCACCGCAAGCTCGGTGGATCATTCTCGGAGACAATGAGATGGGCTCTCAAATTCTGTGGCTTTGAGCAGATTAGAACAATCAAGAAGGAGGACAGGGTGGAGGTTAAGGAGATTCCAGACACTGCACTAAGAGGCTCCGAAGTTCACAAGTATATGGTTGAGAAGCGGGGGATCAACGAACGCACCCTTGGTAAGTACAACATCTTTGCCCAAGATAAGCAGGGCTCCCAT